CCTGAATGTCAAAACTGTCTCGAAGACGCTTTGCCATATAGTCTTGGACCTGCTGGTCAATGTTACTTATTGGTGTCTCATCATCTTTAAACTCATACGAGAAGGTATTTGTCTCACGCGCCTCTTTAATGATCTTTCCAGCCTCTTCGACAATCTGTTTTGCAATGATTAAGTAGATATTTCTCATAGGGAGCCTTTGCTTTTTGCCTATCAATGAGTTAATTTGTGGAGTATATTATAGTATATTTTGAAGGGGAAATTTATTAAGTGGTGGGTCCTCCGTGACTCGAACACGGGACCGCTCGGTTATGAGCCGAGATTATACCCCAACAATAGGAGTTTTGAATAAATTTATGACCGCAAGTGACAACTATCATGGTCATAGTTTGGACATTGTTTTACTTAAAAAATTCCTTCTAAAAATAACATAATATTATTACACTCATATTTCATAGATGTGTATAATTATTGCTAAATATCCTTTAAGTAACCATATTTTATATTAGTTATTGCATTTACTCATCTTCACAACAAGCCTTGTTGCCCTACTTCCTACTTGTCTATACCATAGACTATCTACCATCTCTTTTGCAGCAGTTCTGTAATCTTTAACCTCCAAAGCTTTCAACATTCTTTTAAACTTTAATAGTCGTGGAACTCCTAAATTATATGCCATATTTAGTATTACTTCTTTTGCACACTCCGATAAATCTTCAAAAAAATAAATATTCTTTTTAACTTCCATAAGTGTATCATTAAATCTTTTTTCTAGCAGCAACTCAGCTTCAATTTTATCAAGCGGTAGCTTTGTTCCATAACCAATAGTAGGAATACCAAGACTATCATTATATGGATGTGCTACAAAACCCTCATCTTCTTTAAGCTCATTGAGTACATTGTTATACATCACGCCACTACCTTTGTATCTACTTTATTCTTTTTATCAAAACTTCTCATAGCTCCTACACCCAAAATAGATAAAAGCAGCCCTAAGATATCTCCGCTACCCATGTCTGGAAACTTTGGAATTTCAGGAACAGTTGCAATAATCTCAGGGTGATAAGTCAAGTAAACTGTATAGCACCATACTAAAGTCATAACTATTGCCTTTGGAACATACATAAAAAACAAAGTAATAACTCCTACCCATCCTACAGCAGGTCTCCACCCTGCTACAAACAAACTTGGATGCTTTGCTTCTTCTTCGTTGATTTTCATCTGCCCTTGCATCAATTTAGAGTGCAGCTGCTCTAGCTGTAAATCAAGTTTTGCAAGTTCTGTAGGGTCTTTTATTTTCTCACCTGTAATTGCTTCTCTTGCTCTTGTTAAAATATTTCCAATATCAGACAAGCTAAAATCAATGATACCCATAGTTACCCTCCAAAACTAAGTAGATGCAGCTTAGATAAAAACTCAATCACAAGTGCTGCACCTATTGCCATATAGATAACTCGCTCAATCTTTTTAAGTCTTGCATCAATAGATCCGTATTTCTCCATCTCATTTTTATCATGGAGTATAAAATTATCTTTGTGCATCTTCATAGTCTCATCAATCTGCGCAAGCTTGTCGTAAATATTGTTATCTACCATTTCCATTCTAACAATAGAGTTTTTCATCTCATAAAACTCATCTTTTACCTTTTCAAGGCTTGCTATTTTTGCCTCGATAACCACAATTCTGTCTTCCATATACAATCCAATAATATTTTTCACTATTGTATTTAACGACACTCAATCAAAGCAATACTATTTTAATCATTGTTCTCTTTGCGTGCTTGACTTCTTGAGTAGCTTAATGAGTTAAGACCGATATTTTTCAATATCTCTTGTGTTGGTGTTCTAGGCTCTATAACTTTATTTCTTCTTCTATTTTTCTTACTTCTTGCTAAACTCTCTATTAAGTTCCAACCACTATAAGCTTGAGCAGGTAGCGGCACATAGCTTTGTGTTAGGTACTTCGCATAGTCATATGCTTTTTGCCCTGCACCTTTGTTTTTATATGTAACAGGTCGCCCATAATATGGGTTAATCATTCCTGCTTTGCTTAGTGAAGTTAGTGTATTTACTACTGCATTTGTTGATGGTCCACTTATATTAGATACAAAAAAGTTTATAGGATCAGTTAGCTCAATGTATGGTATCCATCTATCAGTCTTTAAAGTATGTATAGTGTCTCCACTTCTTCCTATTCCAAACCTACGCCCTTTGAAGTCTTCTGGCTTGTTTCCGCCATAGAAAGGAATATTATCAAGCGGTGTAACTGCTCCACCGGTAAGTACATATTCAAGTCCTGCTAGTGTTCCCATCGCTAAAGATGCTTTTTTCGCTCCTTGACTTGTTTTAAGAAGTTTCCAAATAGCAGGCATAGTGTAATAACTCCAAGAGATAAAAGGGCTTATTCCAGTATCTCTTAATACCCTGTACCCCATGGGCATCGGCTTAGAATAGTCCGGCATTATTGTTAAAACTGCTTTTCTTGCTTCATCTGCACTCATTCCTACTTTTTCTCTTAAATGAGCATACATTGCAATTTTATTTATAGCATCTTCTCCATGATACATATCCTCACTAAACTTGTCTATCTTTCCAAGTACACCCTTTTTATCAATCTTTTGCTGTCCTGCAAGTATGTCGTTTAACTGACTTCTTCCAAGTAGCCCACCATCTTTAGCCTCTAAGAAGTACTTTAAATCTTCTCCCATATCTTCAAGCTCTTTTAACTCTGCTTTTGTTGCCTGTCCTAGCATCTTTTTCTGCATCAGTTTTTCAAGTCTGTTTCCTTCATACATCATTTTTCCTGCACGACCTATTGATGTAACAATTTCATCAGCCCTCATACCTGCTAAGTGCATTAAAAATTGATTACTCATAAAGTTATTAAGATGTGATGGAACATTCCAAACAGTTTTTGACTTTTTCCAAAGAGATAAATAGTTTTTCCATATTCGAGCAATAGCTCCATCGCTACCATAAAAAGTATTAAATATCTCATCATTTCTAGCACTTATATCATCAAACACATCTTTTCGTATATGTTTTCCTGCTAGCACTCCATATTTAGGGCTGTTAGGAGCTTTTACAAAACCTGCTGCGCTTATCTCATCATCACTAAACTTCTCAGCATCTTTGAGTATCACTTCATCAATCTTCGATACATCTTCTAAAAACTTTGCATTATCTGCCATTCTTTTTAGCCTCATAAGAGTCTCAGGAATTGTAATTGCACCATCTCTTATCTCATTCATAGCATCACGCTCTGCTCTGGTCCAGTCTCTTCTTAACTCATACTTTCCGTTTGCAAGTTTTGTTAATCTCTGCCCACCATCTCTAAGAGGCTTTTGTGTACTTGCTATGAACTTAGGATCAACAAGCAACTTTTTAGCTTCTTTTTCACTTATTTCTTGTATATTACCTCGTTTATGTATATCATCAATTTTAAAACCTCTTTTCATAAGATTTTTTACATCTTTAAAAAAGTGTTGCTCATAATTTCTATGTATGTAGTACCCTGCCCACTCATCATATTGTTCCTGTGTTAATACACCCTTTGAAACTAAATCCTTACTTAAATTATCAATATCTTGTTTAAGCTTGTCCGCAAGTGGTTTTAAAGTTGGATTTATATCATTTGTCTCTCCGGCTATGTAGTCATGTAAAGAAACTCTATCAGCTTCATTTAGCTCTTTCAATGCTCTATGTAGCCTCTCAAGCTTAACACTCATACCATTTGTTGAAGCAGTTGCACTCTCTCTTATATCATGGTACTTTGCACCAAGTGTATCTGTAAACCATCTTTTTAATGTACTCGCAGCATCACCCCACTCTTTTTGAGCCTCTTTGCTTACTATTTTAGATAAATGAGCATATCCTTTTTTCTTTGCTTCTTGTATCTTACTTTCAAATTCTTTTTTATTTTCACTCATATTTTTAAAAAGATCTTCATTTGCATTATTAAATCGCATTACTGCATCTTCCTGTGCAATATCTTCACTGCTGTATGGTGCTATCTTCTCTCTTTGCTCTGGTGTATAGTCTGCCCTTGCTTGAATATCTCTTGCTTCTATCTCTCCTGCAAGGTTTTGATACATCTTAAAAGCTTCCTCTTTGCCGCCATCTTTATATTTGCTTTCAAGCTCACTAAGCTGCTTTAGCTTTTTATCTCTTATGAAATCATCTGGCTCAAACTCTAACTCATATTTTAAAAGATTTATCTTTTTCTTGAAGTCATTATAAAACTCTTGTGCTGATCCTCCACGCGCAAAACCTTCCTCTTTTTGAATAGAGTGTTGAAGCTCATGCAGTAGAGTAGATTTAAAGTCGTCTTTTGTTTTAAAGTCTTTAATGCCTATCTCTATGCCATCTCGTGAAAAACTTGATCCACTACCATTATGAAACTTAACACTTATATCTTTCAACTCTGGGTAATTATCAAACAGCTCTTTATGGTCTAGTATATTTTCAAGCTTTGTTCCATCTTTAGTATTTACATATCTAGCTAAATTTTTTAACTTAGCTTTACTATCATCAATCTCAAAACGCTCTAAAGTATCATATTTCCCGTCAAATGTTTTACCGGCTCTTTTTGCTGCATCAAAACCTTTAGCCTTGCTGCCTGCAAATAGACCTGCTTTAAAACCATCTTTTCCTGCTTCGTCTTCAAAGAGTTTAGGTGCTGCTTTTTTTAGTGCGTTTATTCCTGCTGCTCCTATTCCTGCACCTATTAAAATATCTATAATGTCTGTTTTACCATCTCCATTATAATCTCTTTGATTTATGGCAGTATCACTTCCACCTGCAAAAGAACCTGCCATTGTGTGCGTAGGATTTACAAATAAAATACCCTCTTTTTCTGCAACTTTTGCTATCTTTTCAGCCCTTGCACCATCTATTTTAGGATTATATTTTGATACTTTTAAGCCCTTTTTCTTTAGTAATTCTATAGTTTCTTTGCTAGTACCATTTGGAACTAAAGCTACTTTGAACTCTCCTAAATCAACCTTTCTAAGTATTTTTGTTTCAAAATATTCTGTAGGCATCTCTTTCAAAGCTATCTTTAGATTTTCAATATCATCTTTTATTGATTTAGGTAGATCTTCAATTCCATATTCATGTAAAACCTTATCAAGTGGTTTATCTGCTATTTCTGAGAGAACACCATTAAATTCATCACTACCAAAGCTGCTATTTCCTATATGATTATCAAACTCATCTGCTACTCTAAAATACTCATCTTCGATCTCTTTCTTTATCGCTTCAAATTCATCTTTAGAAACAAGTTTGTCTTTTGCTTTTTGGATTTGTGCAAGTGTTTTAAATTGTGGAGTATGCAAGGCTCGTATGCTTCCTGTTCCATAGTTAAACCCTTCTCCACCTCTTAGATTTTTTTTGAGTTTCTTAACTACATTGTCGATAGTGTGGTCTATCCATTTTTGTCTGCCATTTCTATCTGTACCATCATAAATCTTTTCTTCTGCTCCGTGTTGCTTATAGTAGCTATTTACATAATCTTTAAACTCTTTGCTATGTTTCTTGTTTATGATATTAGATACATTTGATCGTGTTTCATAAAAATCTGCTGATTTACCTTTTTTCATTTTTCTTATTGTATCTTTCATTATTTGAGCATAATTTTTTGCAACTCTTTGTATTTGTGTTTCGCTCCAATCGTTTATATCATCACCTATTTTATTTCTCAAAAACTCTTTAACTTTTAAGATAAATTTATCATCGTTCACATAATCTCTATTTAATTTTCCATCATCATAAAAAGACTTAAATGTTTTTGCAATTTCTATATTTTCTTTTTTAGGAGTATCATATTTCAATACTTTATCTTTTGAATAACCTTTGCTTTCAAGGAATTTCATTTTTAAGCCTAAATCATCTGCTAAATTTTCAGGATCTACATAGCTACTATTTCCTACTAATTTATGATACTTGTTTAAATCATCTTCAATGTTTCTAATTGCTTTATGCGATAATTGTTTTTTTACTTGCGGGTATCGTGGACTGTAAATATCTGCACCATAAGTTTTAGTATCTCTTTTTGGTGTTATCATCTCTTTATCACCTAAAAGTGTAATATCTCCAAAACCATCAAGCGGAGTATCTTTTTTAGTAATTGCGATACTTGGTACTGCTAAACCTCCATGCTTATCGGCAAACTTTACATTATCCTCAGTTAGGTTGTGTTGGGCTATTAGATTTTTTTCTTCTTTTTGTGGTATAATTTTACTGTTTGAAGAGGAGTTATCAGTAATAAGGGAAATTTCATACCCTTTCTTCTCTTTGTCTTCGACAATCTTAGAGGTAGGGTGGGATTTTGTCGCCCCATTCGTTGTAACCTCTTTGGCGATATACACTACATCATTTTTATTTATCTCTTTTTTTATTTGCTTATAGTTCATTGGATGGCTTGATATACTTATGTGCATACCATCTTTATCTATCATTATTGATGAATACTGTTTAACTTTGTTTCCATTTTCAATTTCTTTAAAATATAACAATTTACTTCCATCATCTTTTTTTATTGCAAATGCTGGTTCTTTTAATGTTTGTTCAATATAAGATAAATGATGTCTTCTGTCTTGTTTAACTCTTGTAATATCTTTAGGGTCTGGTATTGTAGGGTCAAGCTTTTCAAATTGATTTTCTCCAAGTTTTACTTTTCCTAATGGTGTTTCAACCGTATTATTTGGAAATAATTTATTCCAATTATCTTTTGTGTACTCTATGTTTGTATATTGTCCTCTATGTTTAGATAAAGTTTCTTTTACATCATCTATAGTTGATAATGAGTTATCTCCCATTTTAACTGGACTCATTGAGTTAAAACTATTGCCCTGCTTCTGCACCTCTGGATTAAAGTTTACTCTATCAAGTGCATCTACTGCAATATCTTTTAACTTCCCTCTTATAGTTCCATTTTTAAGTGCTGCTTTTACTGCTGTATATCCGCCTAAACCTAAGATAAACTTCTCAGGATCAAAAGTTATATTTCCGTTTTCATCCTGCCCTATTCCTGCATAAGTTCCTGCTGCTACATTGTCTAAACCTTTTGCAAAAACTGTATTTGCTTCTTCCCATTCGTTAGGCGTAAGACTTACATCTGTATCATCAAGCTTTGCAAGTTCTTCTTTATAGTCAATATCATTTATTGAACTCATAGGCTCTGCATAGTCTGGGTGATTATCAAGCGTATCTAAATCTGTTTCAAGCTTTGAGAGTAGATTATCATCATACTGTCCTCTGTATAGCTTTCCTATGTCCTGCTTTGTGAGATGGAAATCATGTGCATAGTTTTTCTCATAAACTGCTCTATCGTAAGCGTGCTTATTCTCTCCGCCATATCCATCAAGTTCTCTATATCCGCCTTTACTAACTACTCTCTGAGGACTTTGTGCATCTTTTGCACTTACTCCCTCTCTCATACTTAAAAGCTCTTGTAGTCGTGGGTGTGATGCTATTGCATGGTATCTTTGCATTAGTTCTGCATCTGCATTGTATGGTACTGGTATATTGTTGTTAAAATCTCCACTTACAAAGTTTGGAGTGTATGGCTGTTCTTGTTGCTGCGGATAAATACTCTCTTTTCTGTACTGTGACTGTACTTGGTATTTATGTTGATAGATAGGCTCTAAACCTTGTGCTACCCTCTTTTTATCTGCTTCTCTCGCAAGAACTGCCAAAGCTGTATTTATATCCATTGTTGCAGGTGGATTGTTTGGACGCATTTGGAAATTAGGCTGACTTTTCTTCACAAAACCTGCCTGCTCTACTTTGTATGCATCTGGTACTTTTGGATATTTTCCTTTTAAAACTTCTGAATGAACGGCACTCGCTTCATCTGATGTAAGCCCAAAAGCATCTGAGTTTTTAAGTATAGCATTTGCAATATCCTCATCACTTTTTGCACCTTGCACCATTTCAGGCTTAATTACATTATTTACTCTTCCTTTTGTAAATGCGGATATTAAACCATTGAGACCTGCAACTATTCCTGCACCAAGCTCTGCATCATGTACCTTCTCTGTTGTACTCATTGCATCATTTCCGTAATCTTTTGCAGCCATAGTTCCTGCACCTATACCCGCGCCCAATCCCATACTTGTTGCTACTGCTCTTGGCTTTGTTTTTGTAAGAACTTTTCCAATTTTTCCAACTTTTGAGCCTTTTGATACAATACCGGCAGGAGTAAGGTTAAGTGGATCACCTATTATTTCACCTGCAAGCCTAGCCCATTCATTTCCTACATTGTTATCTAATGTTTCACTTGCAACTCTTGCTCTTCTTTGTAAGTCATTGTTTCCGAACATTTTTGCAGCAGATGCTGTGTAGTCTGCTATGTTCTTTGCTGATCCATAAATAAAATCTTCTGCAAAATCAGGAATATACTCATTTAAAGTCTCTAATCGCTTTTGTGAACGCTGCTTCTCTTGTTTGAATTTTGCATAAAGTGGATCTTGTTTGTATGATGAATTTTGTTGCTGATTATTTTGTGATTGTTCTTGCTTGAATTTTTTATAAAGAGGATCTTGTCTGTAGTCCATTTCAATAGCCTATTTTTTATTGATAGACTACCAAAATGTATTTTTCAAAATAAGAGTATTTTAACTATTACCTTGTAGCTTTTTCCATTCTAAAAACTGTTTCTTTTCATCATCAGTAGTTTTTTGAGATACATTTGTTTTATTTCTATTAGTATTTTTATTTTGCGTATCAATGGAGTAAGTATCACTAAACCATCCATCTTCTTTTTTTATGTTTGGAATAGTTCCTGTATTGATATAATATTGAGATACTTGTCTTTTTATTCCCTCATCTAAATCATCCCACTCAGGAACAAGAGCAGCAGGGTTTTTAGTGAATATTTTAGTGCGTTCTAGTTTATACTTTTCACCATTGTTTTTTGCACCTAAAGATGATTGAAACTTCTGCATATCAAGGTCATGTGTTCTATCAAACTTCTGCACATTAAAGTCAAAAGACTTATCAAACTGTGACCTTTGTTGAGATAGTCTCTGATTTTGCAAATACTTTTTTTCTAGTCTGTTTTGCTGCGATTGATACTTATCATTTTGAAGTCTTTGTGAAAACTGTCTATTTTTTAAGTTCATTGCATCATACTGTTGCTGCATACCTGCATTTCGCTTATCTGTTAGGTACTTTAAAAAGTTTCCTATTTTTGCAGTATTCTCCTCTCCGGTTTGCAAGTGTACTTGTGGAGCTTTCATGCCATTTGGAAAATTATTAGGAAAATATGAGGACTGCTGCTGTGATTGTGCAAGTGAACTAATTAAATTATTTTTCTTTGGCTTTGGCGGATCAAAACTCATTGTAACCTTGTTTCCATAACTTCCATCAGGTCGCTGTAACCCTGCTCCGTAATCAATACTTTCAGTACCTATCACAGTACCATCATCTCTTTTCATTTGCATAATAGTTGTCCTATTTTTTTCATAAGACTACCAAAATGCATCTTTTAAAATAAGAGCATTTTAATCACCAATTATAGGATAACCCCTGTCTATCATATTGTATTTTGCAAAATGCTCACCTAAATCACTTCTTGGTATAACATACCCCCATTTATCAACTTTAAAAACATTCATCTTTGTTTTACTCATGGTATATACATAATCTGAAAAATTCGCTATTGTATATAAATAGTTATATAATAATTGTGTTCCTTCTTGAGCAACATTTGTATATTTGTAGTTTATGTAATCTTTTGTATAGTATATTTTATTATCTGTACCTATTGAGAAATATGCCTCTTTTGTATCTCCAAGATAACAAATTTTAGATGCAGGAGTGTTTGATTTTGGATAGTCATGTATATTGTGTTTCTCATTGAAATGTAAGATTTTCCCATCTCCAATGTAATCAAAACGAATTTTAGCATCTGATGCAAAATAATCTAATCCTTGTATCTCTTTTATTTCTCCTCTATCAACATAATATGTATTACTATTAGTCATAAAATATGCATCATTATAAGCTGACTTTTTATTGCCTAAAGATGATCTTGATGCGCTAAAATCACTGTTTATTATATTTCCATTATCAACATTTTGCAGGCTTATTGTTCCATGCATACCTACTATAAAAACACTCTCACCATCACTTATCATAAATGGTAAAACTTCGTATATTCCTACTGATAGAATATTTGTAAATCCATCTTCATTATATTCATAGATTTTATTTCCTGCATAAAAGAAGTTTCTTTTATTTATTGAATATACAAATAATGGAGTTCCAAAATCATCAACACTAACATCAAAAAGTTTTACTCTTCCAACTCCTAAATATTTGTAAAAAGTATAAATATCACCGCTAGTATTTTCGGAGCTACTTCCATCATCTGTATTCTCAAACAATACTAAAAACTTATTTATTCCATCATCATATCTTGAAACATTTTTTATGTATGTTGATATTTCAATGCTAACATCAACTGTTCCTATAAACTCTATTGATTGAGGACACATTGCTGTAGATACAATCTTAGGCTTTTCCCTTCCAAGTTCAACTTTTACAGGCAATACAGCATCTTCAAGCATTTTATTTCTATCATATACAATAGTATCATCAGATACGCTGTTTACATCAGCTGCATTAGTCTCTTTTCCTCTTTCCATATCTTTTATAATATCTGGCATATCAGGTACATTTACATACCTCTCTTCTCCTGTTTGAGAATTTCGTATCATCATACTAATTGATGCCATGTAAGTACCATTTATAATCTCTTTTGCTAACAGATTATCATCGTATGTTGGGTGAGGGTAAGGTACACTTTTTTCTTCTGCCATTACTAAGACCTAATATTAAAATCTGTTTTTATGCAAAATTCCTTATAGTCATAATATAAATATCAATGCTATCAAACAAAATATCTACCATTACAATACTTTGTGTACTGTCTATTGTTTTATCACCCATTGCATCAAAAGCCAAAGTTACATTATGCCCGTTTGGTATAAACTCAATAGTGTATAATTTACCTAAATCTATCTCATAATTACCATCTGCATCTTTTGTTATATCAAAGCTTAAATCTCCACCGACATCAACATAATAATAATTACCCACGATCTCTTTAAAGTTTTTTGCTATGTTTCCACTTGGTCCATTCATTCCATCAAAAGGCTGTGGCTCTGCACCTCCTGCCGGTGCATCAACTTCTTCGATTGCATCACCTGCTGCATTTACTGCAAGAAATTTACCTGCTGTATATGTATCTGGCGTATCTGTAAGCTCTAAAAATGTTGTAGCTCCGCTTCCAGTTCCGCTGTCTCCATCTTTTCCAACAAAACGAATAGCACTGCTCCATACTCCATCACCCTGTTTGAATGATATGTATATGTCTCCATCTACATAATTATCATGCCATGATGATCCATCATTTGAATATCTAAAAAAGATAGTTTCTGTATAAACAGTATCGCTATCTCTATGCATAAAGTAGTCACGCATAGCATCATTATAGCTAGCATAAATAGCATCTGCATCACTTGCATACCCATTGTACCCTACCCATAAAAAAGAGAGTGCTTTATATATAACTGCAAATGCTAAACCTTCATCAGTATCTAGTACTCCATCTATAGTTGGCTCTGTTGGAACTCTTATAAACTCAGTAGATGATATTTTTTTAAACTCTGTTGCAGTGCTATCATTACTCTCTAAAAGAGTTAATGGCGTTGTATTGAGTGCTGCATCTCTCAACCCAAAGTATAAAGCCTCTAACTTATTAGTATCGTCTTTGCTCTCTAGCGGATGAACTATATAGTTTCCACTATCATCTTTACTGTCTTCACTAAGCTTGTATGACTCTACTGTGTCTGTAATAATCGTGTTTATATAGTTGAGTGCTTTTGATACCAACATATTCTATCCCTTACGCTTTGTAAATTTTTGCAATTTTTATCTGAGTAAGATTTTTATTGTCTTCAATTTCTTTGTTAAGCTCACCTGCTTTTTGAATTGCCTTGAGCTGTGCAAGCTTGTACTGTACCTCTGTAGCTGAAACTCTTACTTGTTGCGCTGTAAGACCTACTTTTGCACGCTCATTATCCGCTTGTGCTTGATAGAGCGGTATTTTTGCCTCTTCTAAACCAACTTGAGCCTGCTTTATTAAAATATCTTTATCCATAATATCAAGCTTTTTATCTTCTGCTTCAATCTCTTTTGTTTTAAGCTCTATGTTTTTTGTTATCTCTTGAATTTGAACAGGCATAAGTGTCTCAATCTCTGCTTTTGCTTTTGCTACATTTACTGCTGAGTTGTTTAGCTTTGCCTTATCATCATTTTTCATTGACTCTATTTTTTGAACACTTTCATTTGTTCTGTTTGTATCATCTATCTGCATTGATGCTATCTTCTGAGCTGTTTCATCTTTCATAGTCTGAATTTGAGCATCTTGCAGCGGTGTTTGACCGGCTACTGCTATTGCCTGCACTGTTACATTCGTTATTGTATTTGTAAAGAAGTCATAGATGCGTTTTGCTTTCTCATCATCACTGATTGATGTATGGTCCGTTAAAAAATTATCTAAATCTTGTTTTGCCTTACCAAGAATAGAGATATCATTTCCATCAGCATCTTTAATAAATGCAACTGTATCAAGTATCTCAGTAAGTGTACTTTGTAATCCCATCCTAATACTCCTTTATCTCAACATCTGCTAACTCTGCATTAACTGTAACATCCTCAAGAACAACACTACTAAGGACTACATTTCCAAGCTCACTATTTATGCTGTAGTCAGGCAAAGATACATCTTCAAGTGTAGTATTTCCGATATTGACATCGTAGTTAAGTTTAGTCATGTTGTCTTTTAAAATAAACCTCTTTTTTAGTGTTTGCATTACTGTGATTTCCGTAGGAATTTCACAATAATAAAAACCATCTATAATGCCTGTAAGATTTCCACTGTTTAAAATAACGCCATTCTCATTAAAAAGCTCGTATGGAACTGTATAGTTTGGCTTATACCCTATAACAAAGTGAGGTGTAGGGTGTCCTATCTTTTTAACAATTCTAAATTTTGAGTTTATCTTAGCCAATAAATAGCCGTCAAAATAAGGTGCTTTTGATAAAGCCTTGAAAAATATACCGCTTTGCTGCATTGTATATTCAAGTGGCTCTATCTCATGTGACGCAGAATTAAAGGCATAGAGAGATACAACCGGCTCACTGCTTGATTGAACAATAATGCTAAAATCAAGACCTCGTGTGATATTTGTTGTATCTACTCTAACTACCATAAAGTATCCTAGTACGCTACTGCTACATCACTATAAACAGGTGCATCAGGATCTATAACCTGCTCAACTGTACTATCAACTGTGCGTATTCTCTCTTCAACAATAATTCCATGCTCAGGACTCTCAATAGTAACAAGGAACTCACCTTCTGTTTGAATTGCAAACTCTGGCGTTACATAAACACCTGTATTTCCAACCTGTGTAAGCGTTGCACCATCTGCCACTGATGCTCTTAGTTTTGTTCTAAGATAAAGCTTTGTTGCTGTTGCCTTTGTAACATACACATACTTTCCTGTAGCATATTCAATAACATCACCACTTACAACATCATGTCCGCTATCTACAGTAATATAAGTTGCGCCATACGGAGCATACCCGTTTACTGTAGCAGTATGAGCCGTTGCAATACTCTCAACTGCCTCACTCATACCACCTGCAACTGATGTTGTATCTGTAAGGTTATTTGTTGGTGCATACACTACACTAAACTCATCCGATGCTGCACCTAAAAGTGTTGCTTTTGTTGAAACAACTACATCAAAATTCTGTCCTATTTCGTAAGTCTTCATAACTTAACTCCTTTTGTATTGATTATTTCTACCGCCCTATCTGAGGGCAGCATATTAGTACATAAAAATAAAATTGTTTGTACCGTCATAAACTTCTACATCAGGCAATCTAAAATCAACAAAACCACTGTTATCTGTATCTCTTTCAAATACTATTAAGTTTGTTCCGTTGTCTTTTTCGTAAACCTGTGTAAAACCACTTCCATCTGCAACAATCTTATGCTGCTGTATTAGCGTTTCTCCATCTAACTTGTAAATGTTTCCATCAACATCAACTGCGATTACTGCTCTTGCTACCGATGTAGCTGTTTTTGATGCAGATTGTTTAAAGCATAAACTTGTGCTAATAGTATGTGATGATGTTTCAGCTACACCTGCCCATCCACAAGTAGGCAATGTTTGTCTTTCATACCATGCTCTATAAGCATCAATCCATGCTACTTTTACTTTGCTTTGAGCAAAAACATTTTCAGCAGAACGCTTTACAATATCGCTTGCAACACCTTCTTTGCCGAGCATAAGTCCGTCAATGGAACTTCTTGATGCAATACCTAAACCAAAGATATTTGATGCAATTATTTTCCCATCTTTTAAGAGCTTGTTATCAATAGTTAAGTGATACCCGCCTGCTGACTTTACGATATTATTGCTTCCATCGCTGAGTTTTACTTCTCTTGTTCTTCCATTTCCATCAAGTGCAAGATCCACTATGTCTTCACCATGAGCTACTACGCGATCACCATCGTAAACATAATCACCAATAGCAACTGCATCACCCGCATCAGTAAGTATTGACTTGTCAATTACACCTACTTTTGCCTGTTGCAGCATTTTACCGCCAGCGACTCTTATGATTTTTTCATAACGATTTCCGTATTTATGATAGTCACCATAAGAAAAAGGAGCATAAACAAAAACTGCCTTATCATCAACATTTCTACATATAAAAGTACTATTGTCTCTCATAACAGTAAACTCAGATACAAAAGGATGTGCAACGGCATCACCCATGTTGAAACGCTGTCTAGCTTCACCACGAACAACATTTACATATCCATCAGCATCTAGGTATGCGTAACCATTTCGTATTGAAACAAGTTGAATAGCAGTTATCTCTATGTTGTATGGAACTGCACCGCTAAACACTGTTCCGCCATTCATTCCTGATACTCTACCGCCTGCAACACTCTTGTTCTCAACTCCATGTGCTTTATATATGCCTGTTGTATATCCTCTTATTCCAAAGCCATTAAGCTTTTTGAGAGAAACATTTGTTACATTTCCATCTGCATCTGTAAAACTCTCATCAATATCTTCAACGCTTGAGAAGTTTTTTATGCTTCTTGTTAGCGTTGGAGTTATTTGCGGAGTATATGCACCACTGCTATCAGCAGATATAACACGCTTGATAGTATCTGGCGGATTTTTAGGATCAAAGGTAAAAGTTGCATTTCCAAGACCTAAAGTAATAGAGCATTTTGATGAATAGTTTAGTGTAGGATAGATAGTAACCTTCCCATCGCTAACATTTGCCTTATACCCACATCCTGCATCTACACTTGGATCTTCTCTACTTGCTCTGCTCATTGCTAATTACCTCCCGTTGGTATTAATACTTTTTTATCACCAATGGTGAAAAATTTAGCATCAATTCCGCCATTAGTCCATGTTATTTCGATGCTTCCATCTTCATTCGTTTTAAAGTTGTATATAACCTTGTCTTTTTCAACAATAGGTTTTTTTGATACATCTTTTACAAGTAAATCTTCGATGTTAACATCTTCTATAATACACTCTTGAAATGCCGGCTTTGTCTCAGTTGTTTCTACATCATAATGACAAACACCATTATCATCTTTATATGTTTTTGTGTACTTACTCTCGTAATACTCTAAGTAATGATTAGTAACTCGTTTAAAAATCACATCACGACTCTTCAACAAAACATCATAAGATTTTGTATCGTTTGAATATTGTGCAGAAATAGAATATTTTATATATTTATACTTATCAAAATCAGCTGGATCATTTAGATATGTTGTATAAATTAGTGCTGAACGCAACGCATCATCTGACTGCTGTTGTGCATTATCATTTGTTGTGCTGTAATTTACATCATTCTCACCCCAGTTTATATTTTTTTCAATAACTAATGATGTTTTATTTGTTCCATTAACACTTTTGAAACCATCTCCATTGTCAAAAATATACCAAATTGCCTTAGTCTCATAATGATTCAGTGTATACATATCAGCTTCATCAGGACATCTATCTGTTGATGCTGTTGATGAAGATGAAACCATAGTATCACCAGTATTTACACAGTTAAATATACTTGTAGTTTGCGCATCAATAGTAGCACTAATATTAGGAGACTGCATAGCTCCATGAAGAACATCTCTAAGCTTATCATAGAACTCAATCTGCATAAAATCTTTAAGTGTCTTGTGATATCCATTATTTACAATAGCTTCTGCTGCACCAAATATTTTAACAACCGCATCTCTATCTTTTCCAATAAATCCATCATAGTTAAGCTTGTAGTAATCATCTGAGTAGTAATCATCTGCTCCATCATTAAGATTAAAAATCATTGTTTCAATAAAAGTATTGCTTTTTTCAACAAGCTCATAACAGCTTCTTGTATCTCCATTTATTAGCTTAGGACTCTCAACACCTGTTCCGTACAAATGCACACCAAAACTAGGAACTTCAAGCTCTTCAATATCTGAAAATAGTTTGTCAGGTAAAGTTACAGCATCACTGATTATTACCTTTGGAGCATTAACATAAGGTTTAACTTTTGCATATTGAGCATAAGTACATTTTACATACACACCACGCTCATACACTGCTTCACCATCATAGAAAATCTGTGTATCAGGATAGTCTATAATATGTTCAGGATGAATAGTAAAATGAAACTCTCCTGTTTCAGGATCGAGTCCTTTGCTTAGTCTATCTTGTTGCAAGTCGCTTGATGCAGCACACTTATTATGACTGATTGATAAATTCGGGTTATCAAAAATTTCAAGACTCAGAAGATCATCACAAATTTCAAAGTTAAAAACTACTTCATCAAAAGCAATCGTAGATAAACTTCTTTTGATATTTTTAGACGCAAAGAAGTAATAATTAACATTTGATTGTGTGTACTCAGTATCTATTGCGTAGTACTTCTCAAGTACGTTTCCATCTTCATCAGAAAAAGAGAACTCTTTAAAATCATCTACATAAATAGAGTTTATAGCGATAAGCACCTCTTTTATCTGTTCATACGAATATCTACTGTTTGTAGCCTCGAGCTTTCTTTTTTCAACTCCATTTTCAATGTATTTAGAGATTTTAAACTCAAAAGCATTATCTTTATCAAAAAAAGAATATTTTGAAGTATCTACAGATGACAAGTTATCAAACTCATAAAACTTAGCCAATATGATTGACTTCATCATGTTTTCATAAGTTGAAACACTTGAGTGCGATGTGTCGATAAACCCAAGATCGGAGATATTTTTACCAAAGTTTTCAGAGTCTTCTGAGTTGTAATAAAATCCAAGATCCTTTTTAGCATTTACAACTTTATCTACTTTTCCAAGCTTTTCGATAAAAGCATTTGATACATCATTTTCTGCATCGTAAAAACTTATATTGCTATTTCCATTTTCATCAAGATTTATATTGATCTGTCTTGATAAAGATAGCTCAGCTTTTTTTGCATCCAATACTCTTGCTATTAGGTGCATATCAACAAGATTTACAAACTTCTTATATGCAGCAAACTTATCATTAAATGAATTGTCCTTTACAACAATAAGCTTATCTTTATCATCCTCATTGAGACACAAATAACACTCATCTTCATTTGTTAAATAAACACTACTAGAGTAAACAGATACAGGATATTTTGAGTTGCTTTCACTATCTAAATGATCTGTATTATCGTATAGTTTAAGCTTGTTCGTTTTTACCTTTGCATCAATGTTTTCTGTATCGCAGATATAAGATAGCTCAACTTTTCCGCTATCAAAATCAATATCAACATGATACTTTTTACCACCTACAATGTACTCACCGCTTTGTGTGAGTACAATAGTTTCACCATTTTTGAATAATGTGATTTTTCTCATTACTTCAACCTATGTAATTTTAAGTTCGATTGTGTAATCTGTACCATCAAGTAAAGAAGTATCATAATCAAGAACATAAGCGTTTTTGTTTGCATTGTAAGTAAGATTTGTTACAATCTCATCACCATTTAAGGCAATAATGCTTACTTTTATCTTTTGAAGTACTTTTGAAGTAATTGAAGTGATAAAGTCAGCATCCGATAAAAGGCTAGACTTAATATCAGTTTCACTTGGGATAGACTCAGATAAGCTGTTAATACTTGATGATAGCTTCTTATCTATTAAGTTTATCTTCTCATCAATAGCATCAATATCCTCCTGCTTCATCTGTCCTGCTACTTCTTTCATAACAGTAACACCATTTTGCTTCTCTACAACAACCAAAGAGCTTCCAAAAACTACATTTACATCGTTTTCATACTCTTCACCAAAGCTAGATGATAAAAGATTTTTTAAATCACTTTCACCTAAGTTTTTATTATCTACTACAAAGTTTATTTTCTTTTTTGCAGCGGATGATAAATTAATATCACCCTCTACATATCCACTTTCAACATAGCCTGCTTCAACATACTCTTCTGCCATAATTTTTCCTTGTTTTAGTAAAGCAGTTCTTATGCTTCTTTAAATTCCTGCTTTGTTGCATTCATTGACACATACGGGTATATACCTTGTTTTGTTACAAAATCAACAAACTCAACCTTAAACTTAACAATGCCGTCTCTAATACTTGTGTATGCACTATTTGTGCTAGAAAATACGATATTTTCTTCATTGTTTGAAGATAAGTAAATTGAGCAATTATATTCTCCACCCTCACCTTGATAAACTTTTAAATTAACAGTACCTGCATCTTTTCTCACAGTTTGTCCAGCTTCTCCACCAAATTCAGTGATTTCAATTTCATAAAAACCTATAGGCTGAAATTTGTTATAAGCAGGATTTTCAACAATAGCAATACAATCATCGTCACTGATATAAAGTAAATCAATGTCATATGCTGATCCACCACTAACTGATACAGTTTTTCCAATCTTTGCATCTAAAATTTTAAAATTACCATCAAGCTCATCGTGAGTCAGCTCTTTTCCTTTGTCTTCTCTTAGAGTTAATTTTGATCCAAAAATAATCTCATCTTCCATAAGTTCTGCCATAATTTTTCCTTTATTTTGTTAAATTACTACCGCTGTAGTCTCAGCGTCTTGTTGTTCTAAAGCTACAATTCTATCTGTATGCTCAACTAAAGTTTCTTCTACCACATTCAACTCTTCTTCTTTTGCAAACTTACTTGTATCGAGTATTTCAAACTCTAATGTCGTAAGATCATACTTATCAGCACACGCATCAGAAAATACACGATAAATGTTACCGGTACGACTATCAAAGATGTCACCGAAAAAGTAGTCTTTGTAAGTTCCATCTGAATTTTTGTTGCTGTCTTCTTCTTGAAAAGTATTGTTTAACCAGTTCTTCGTCCAATCTTTAGCACCCTGAACTGTAATAGTTGAAGTAGGTCTGATAACGACTTCTTTTTTATATAAACCTGCCATTTATAACCCTTTTTAAATAGATGCAGGAGGTAAAAACCTCTCTGCTAATAGTGTTGCAGTTAGATTACTGCACCATCTCCGTCACCGCCAGATGTTCCACCTGAACAGTCTCTTGCTGCAAGCCCTAAAGATGCACGGAATTTGTTGCCAATGCCGCAAATATCCATAGAAGATGCTTTTAAATCTCTTGCATCTGAGTATGCTTTAAGCTCTTCTACTGCTTGCTCTAACTCTTGAACACGCTTTACTTCATTTGCATCGACTTTTGCTTCAACATCAGATAAGCGAGTAACTACACCTTTAACAAGGTTTCCATCTTCATCAGTTGTATCATTTAGTGTTTTTTCAACACCGGTTACACGCTCATCAAGACCGGCTACTGTTGTAGCAGTATCACCAGTGATAGCTTCGATTTTTTCATCTGTGTAAGCTTTTGCAGTGTCGATAGCTTCTGTTTTAGCAGTAGAAATTGCCACATTTGTTCGAGCTGCTTCATCTGCAATAGATTTAGCAATAGATCCATCTACAGTCTCATCACTAGTAAGTGTCTCAAGTGTACCCTCAACACCAGATAAACGATTTTCAACATCTGCATTAACGGCATCTTGAGCTTCTTTTAGCTCATTTGCTTTTGATACAATGCTTGTGATCGCAGCTTCATTTGATGCAGTTTTGTTTGCATTTGCAGTGATTTGTGACTGTAGTGCTGCTTCTGCTGCTGTAGCACGAGTGACTTCATCTAAGATAGCCTGCTTGTTCTCAAGAATTTTTCCGAGAATATTTTGGATTGCACCATTTTCATCTGAAATAACTGCATTGATCGCTGCAATTTTCTCAGCTAACGACTCAGCACCATTGTCTGCATCAAGCTCTGTAATAGCCGTGATTTGTGCTTGTAAGTTTGCTTCCGCTGCTTGAAGTTCTGCAACTGTTGCATAGCCCAATGACTCTACATACTCCTTAACGGATAAACCCATCTCTGAGGCTAAGTCTTGCAACGCCTGTTCTAGTTCGTCTGTTGTTACATTATCTGCCATAATATAACTCCTTTTGTATTGATTTTATTTTGTTTGAGCGTGGCTCACGATAATGCTACTTGTAACACTATAATCAGCTATCTCTTGGATGCAAGCCTAAATGTTTTCTAAGCGTATCTTTAGCAGGTTTTACATTAACAGGCTTCGTAGTATCAAGATACTCTTTTATAGATATACCCATTTCAATAGCAAGTTTTTCAAGTGCATTTTCAAGCTCTTTTGTTGTTATTGTCTTAGACATTAAAAAGTCTTTTAAACTCAGTAAATAAAACAAGAAAAAGTATAGTAATCTGAACAGATAGGAATATTCTTTCTGCTATTTTTCTATTGTTTTTTTTGATCTCTACTGATATTTTTTCTTCAATATCTTCACCCATTTTCTCAACAAGTTTTTCAACTTCTTTTTCAGTCACGCTAAACCCTTGTTAAATCAAACTTCATACTGTGAAAAATCTACACTGTTGCTTTGGTAGATGCTAACTATTGATTGTGCCTGCTTTGCATAATCAACATTCTTTTTATTCGTTAAATAACTACACATATAATAGATTACTGCTTGAGTAAGCTCTTCATCAATGTCTATCTTCGCATTATCATCAATGCTTACAATAGGCTCTCTTATATACCAATGATTATAGACTTCATCAATCTCATTGTAAGTGCTGTATATCCTACGAAACACATCGGTTTTTGTATCATCATAAGAAGACACTAAGTGAGATGGAATACATCTAAGCATTACATCTCTAAGTGCCATTTTGAGATAAGTATCATCAGCTGTTAAGAACTCTTCTGCTTTGGAGTTATCCCCCCTTAGCAGTCCTGTAACTGATTTCTTTACCTCTCCGTAAGTCATGGACTATTTCCACCCTTTTGCAGATGCGAACATATCCCCGTTTTTAACCTCTAAAGTAAGGTCAGAATAGTAACGACCATATTTTGCAGTTTTAGATGTTGGTACTTCTGAGAAACTTGTTTGAGATACATACATAGCTCTTGCCTCTTTGAATTTACCTGCAAGCATCTTATCTTTGAGCTTATCTCCTGCAAAGTGTCTGTGTAGTTGGAACTCAACTTCACCAAAGTCTGTAACGATGCGTGTAACTGTAGGATCAATCTTCCCATTAGTTGGCTGATTGTACTTAACAATGTAATCTTTACACGCTTGATTTACTTTTTGTTTTAGTTTTGAGCCTAAAAGGATTTTAAAAGTATCATCTTCCATAGCTCCACGCTTCCAAAGAGGTTCTAAGAACTTGTGCAGCTCATCAAGTGAAAAATCAACAAAACTTGCATCATCTGATGGATTATAACCATCAACTGTATATTTTTGCTCATCAGGTACAAAGTAGAACAGTCCTGCCATTCTTGGTGCTTTTGTTGCAGTTGCAACAACCGGTGCAGCTTCAATGCTTGTGTTACCTAAACCTAAAAGTGCAAACTCAATATCTTTAAGATGCTCTTTACCTTTTTTACCTACTTGGTACGCCCACTCTTTACCACCGTACTGGCTCATCTCCATTTGACGCTTAGTTACACCAACCTCATTTTTAATGATTTGTGCGACATTTGTATTTTTTGTTTTTGTCGGTACTGTGTTTTCATCAAGGTCTGATAGTTCAAGATTTGCATTGTCTTTTGCATCTGCATATCTATCGTTGATCCAACTGTGCTGCGGTGCTGAGATGCTACCTGTTCCAATCATTTGGATAATAGGTGCAGTTGCTACACCCTGTTTGATAATCGCATCGACTATCGACGGCTTCTGCGTTAATGCTGTGTTTAATGTTGTTAGCATTGTATTTTCCTCTCTCTTGTTTTTGTGATGCGAGTATTGTTACAAAAATAGATTTTCAAAATAAGAGGGTTTTGTGAGATGTGTAAAAAAATATAAAAAATCTCACAAGCCTTGTGAGTTGGCTATGTGAGATGTGTAAAAAGAGCGTTACTCTTTTGATGCGCCTAAGATAAAATCACCTAAGTCAATCTCAGATGCCGTACCTTTTTCAACTTTTTTGTTAAAGTCGCTGCTTTCATTTCCGCCACTGCTTCCGCTGTCTGTAATCTCATCTGGCTTCTCTTCTGGCTGCATAGAACTCTTTACCTTTGCAAATAGCATATCAAGTCCATCAGGGTCGGCTTTAAGTGCCTCTGCGATTTGTGGCTTTGTCTCTGAAAGCTTCTCTAGCTCTTTTTGTACTAAAGTAGGATCAATATCATCATACTTCTTACTTACCTCTTCAAACACTGCTTTCTCTTTACTCTCCTGCAACTGTGCTTTCATTGCTTGTAATTCTTGCTCATATGCATCAAGACCTAAAGCCTCTTTTGCCATCTGAACTTCATCTACAGGCTGCTGCTGTTGTGCCGGTGCTTGCATTTGCTGTTGTACTTGCTGCTCTTGTTGCTGCTGCATCATCATCTCTTGTTGTTCCGGTGTAATCATAGGTGCTTCCATTATTTTGTCTCCTCAGTTTTTTTAACTTCTTTTGTATCGTTTTCATCGTTAGGTACTGCCATACCATCATCTGCTGTTTTCATAGGTACTGCGTACTCATTAAGTACAACTTCACCCAAAGTATAATCTTCTTCAAACTCATCTTTAGGCACTGAATACTGCTTGTGTGTCTTGTTTACATCTTGCAATAATACTTGATTACCACTTGCATCAATTACCTCTACTGCTGTAGTCTTTACAAACTTTTTACCTACTATTTCTGTTGCCATCTTACTTCTCCATCTCTGATATTTCATTACCGATGTTATTAGCATCATCTTCAAGCTTGATTATCAAGTTATCCAAAACCTTCATAGCCAAACCAACGCCTTTCATTCTCTCTAATGCAAACTTTGCCTTATGTGCATCATCTGATGTATATGCTTCTGTAAAAGCACTCTGATACAAAGAGTTTAAATCATCCTCAATAAGCAAATAAACATCACTTGCTCTAACCTGCTTTGCTTCTTCAAGTATGCGTACTGTCTCGCCTAAATTCCTCTTTAGGTCCGCTATGCTGCTATCTTCATTATCCATTACCTCCTCTGGTGTGATTTCTTCTTTTTTTGTTTGTTCATTACCTATCATTGCATTACCTCCTGTTGTTGTGGTTGCTCTTGCTGCATAGCCTCTTCCTCTTTCTCTTCTGCGCGCTCTATAATGCTATCTTGCCCTAAAAGCTTCAACTTCTCCATATTTAGGTCGTCTAGCATCTGCATATACTTTTGCACTCTTGTAGTATCTTGTAGCTGCATATAAAGCTGCAAACTCTGTAGTACTGTAGCTGTAGATTTATCAATGCTGTCTATCTGCATCATCTTGTTAATTGAGCCAATTCCAACATTGATGATAATCTTCTGTCTCAATGCTCTTTTTCTATCAATACCCATGAAGTTACTGCTTACTTTGTATTTGTAAATTAGCAGCACTATTCTTTGTATAAGCGGTCTAAAGAAGTTTTCGTTGAATGCTCTTGAAATATCATCAATAACATTGCTTCCCTGCATCTGTAACGCTTCTACCTCTGTTGCTGTCTTGCCTCTTCCGCTTGCAATTCCCTCACTAAGCTTAGATATACCGCTTATCTCTTCTGCCTCTCTTGATAATTGACTCACATCAAAAATGCTATCATTGAGTCTTGGTATAGGCAACTCTCGTATGTTGTTTATGTTATCAACTACAATCTTTTTACGATTAGATATAAGGTCGTCTTCACGCACTCCGCTCTCTTTTGTAGTTATAAAACGCTGATTTAGCTGTATATCTGTAGCATCTATCTGTTGATTACGCTTGATTGTATTTTCATTCTGCAAAGATATAAGAGGAGCTATAAAAGCATCACCATAAGCACGCACCGGATTGATAGGCTCATTTATCATAACAAACTGAGGATCAAGAGTACCAACAATAAAAGGCAGTCCGTCTTTAAGCAGCTTATCTGCTCTAAGCACTGTATCATCATTTAAAATAGTACTTACATACCACTTGCCATTTTTCTTTCGGTAAACTTCGTGAAACTCTACACGCTGATACTTTCCTATGTCTGCACTCGTTGTGCGCTCTACTCTGTCTGCATAAAGTGAAGAGTTTACATACTTGGTCCAATCAACATCTGCTTTTGCATACTGCTTCTCTAAATCTGCAATAGTCATACTGTTTACTCTATGAACTAGATAGTTTATATCTGCTGTTGCAGGAGCATAAGGATCAAGGTAAACATCATCAAGTCGGCATCTCTCCATCTTGATATTATTCTCTTTAACACTCCAATACACTTTTATAACTGCCGTACCATAGATAAGGCTCTCTCTCGCTACAGGACGCAGATTTGTGTAGAGATTTTTGTCTCTTCCATACTCTTTAAGCTCTTTCTTTAAAGCATTTGATACCTTTTCATCTTCCTCTATCTCTTTATCTTCTGGCTGAATGATTGCAAGCTCATCATTTCCAAAAAATGATTTCATTAAGTCTCTAACAATCTTATCTACCTTTGGCTTGATAAGGTTTGGAGTCAATGCACTTTTTCGCCTTGCAAGAAGACTCTTACGCTGCTTGTGAGACAAAACATTAACATAGGCACTCTCTAGTGCTATAAAGTCGCTCTTGTGCTGCTCATACCCATTAATGGCATCATCTCTGAGTGCAACAAGTTCTGCTACAAGTGCATCACTAAAATTCTCTTTTGCCATCTTCTATCTCCTTTCGTAATCTTTTTATTCTGTAGATATTTACATCAAAACCAATATCTTCAAAATGCTTGAGTATGTCCTCGTCAGGCATACCCTTATCTACGATACACTCAAGTATCATGTATCTCTCTATGCTCTTTGGCGTTAGCGTAAACTTTGCACTTGGGTATCGTCTTGCAACACTAAGTGCCTTTGCTCCATCGCCTCCGAATAACTCATTGATGAGAAAATATGTATTAATCTCATTCGTACTTGGTTTTTTATCTTCTACCATGATGCAAACTCCTCATCTATTTCATCTGCATAAATATCTCTCTCGTGATACTCTTCAACTTCTTCTGCTGTTGCTATTACTGTGTTACTTGCCAACGCCATAGCATCACTAATATCTGGACTTCTTCCTAGTGCCTCTTTTATCTCCTTTTTAGATATGATTTGAATTACTCCTTTTTCTGTGATTTTAAATCTCTGCGCAGATAGCTCACCTATTGCACTATCATCATCAAACATTTTCCCCTCTTCTTCAAGGATCTTTTTGAGCTTGTAATAAAGTTCTGCTCTAAGATTGAGATAGATGTCTGGTCGTGATGGCTTCTCGCTTACTTTACAACCTATTGCAGGTATGTTTGCATATTGAGGTTCATTGAGTACGCTCATAAGTCCGCTTCCCTCTCCAATACTGTCTATAAAAATAGCTTTAGGATCTTTTCCTTTTGCCTTTGCACTCAAATACTCTTCTGCCAACCATCTAGCAGTATTAACCTGCCTGTGCTTCCCTGTAATAGGACACTCTTTTTTCTCATAAAAGTAATGCCCTACTCTCTTAACAAGTATAGTTCTATCATCTCCACTGTCTGCATAGTCCAATCCCCAAACTTCAGCACCATAGTCGTTATAATCATCTCCAATATTCAAAGCATCTTCAATGATATACATAGGGATAACTGCATCACTTGATGTTCTAGGGAAACGACCTTGTACCCTTACTCTGTAAGCATCGCTATCAACTCCGTACTCTTTTTTCTTACGCTCTATACTCTCCTTTGTAACATTCTCACTCTCTTCTGCATTAAATACATGAATTTTCCATAGCTCTCTGTTCTTATGATGTGAGTCATAGAAATATCCATCGGTCCTTGTAGGGTTAGCAGTAAGTAGCCGTAAATGTTCTTCTCCTGTTAAACTTCCCTCGATAACTTCAAATATCGTATTAGGAACTCCACTCGCTTCGTCTATTATCCAACACAAATAAGTAGCATGAAACCCTTGCAATCCCTCTGGTGCTTCTTTTCTTGCTGTTCTTGCTACGCATTGATTGTTATTACAAAAAGCTACACTGTCGTTTTTTACCACTACACACTCTTTAAGTTCTCTTGGTAGCTTCTCACGCCATTTTCTAACCTCTGGTAATAACAATCTTACAAGCTGCGGTGCTGTCGGTGCTGTTGCAGGTATCTTTGCATCATATTTGAACAAGCCTACCCATAAAATAACCCATGATAAAAGAGTAGATTTACCTGTACCGTGTCCTGATGATATGCTAATATCCTTGTATCCTGCATCTATGTCTTGCAGCACTGCTCTTTGTTGATGTGAAGGACTTTTATCGCTCTTTGCAAACAAACACTCATCTACAAATAGCTCTATGCTTGAAGCCCATCTCTCTAGCAGCTCTTTAGTTTTCATCAGCATTGCTCTTTTGCTTATTTTTGTTGTAGAAATACTCTGCAAACTCTTCGAGTGATATGTCGCCACTTTTTTGCTTGTTATCTTTCTCGTAGTAGCCTAGTATCTTTCCTATCTCAACTAATGCACCTTTTGCACTTGCTAGATTTGTATCTCTCATCTCAACTTCAATAGTGTTTGTAATTCCATCTCCTGCACCCTCTGAAACAATATGGCTACTTGCTACATCACCGATGCCTATCTCAAATATTCGAGTATGAGCTTTGATTATCTTCTCTACACTCCACTTGCTTTCTTCTTCTGCTTTAGTTCTTAACTCTTGCAGCCTTGCCCTTACCTTGTCGTTTTTTAACATCAAAGAGGACTTTTCCCATACTGTGCTATCTTTCATCTTGGATGCACTATAAGCATAACGATAAGCTTCACTAGCATTACCACACTCAAAATATTTAAGTACGAACTTCTCTTGCTTTACTGTTAGCTTTTTACTCATCACAAAACCTCTTTTTATACTGTGTCGTATTTCTATCAAATATGGAGTGCAAAACACTCTCTATCTTTGCTCTAATAATCTGTATCATCAAGATCACCATCAACAACTACTGCACTATCTCTACTGCTAAGCTCATCTCGTCTTATATCAATAGCTCTCATAAGGTATTCTCTCGCTCTTCCTGCAACGCTACTTAGAGAAACTACTTTTGAAAAATCCTCAAGCTCCTCTTTTCCCATGTCTTTAATCTCTTCTATCTTCTCTCTTAACATCTCTTTAGTCATTTTTAATCTCCTCTAAAATATAAATAGTTCTAGGATTGTTACCATAAATTTTTTTTGCATTAATGCTATACACTTGGCTATCGTTCTTGTAGATAGTTCCCTCTAAAGCATCAAGCATAGCCTTTACTAAGTTATCTGCATCTGGCTTACAAATATGTGGCTGCCCTACACTTGCTAATCTCTTCTTTTTACTCCAACTCTTTGGAATAGGCATCACAAACAAAACATCTAATCTCAAAGCTCCTGTTAGAAACTTCTTGTTTTGTTGCTTTGCTTTGAGTAAAAAAGCACTCTTGTAGTTCGTGTATTTAGAATTGTTATAAGTTCCATATTTGCTAAATCTTGGTCGTGATGCTGCCATAGGTTCTAAATCAACTACGACTGCATCAATATCGTTTATTATGCTTATGCTCACACTAAAGCCTTATAGTTCTCATCAGCCCACTTCATAGCTCTCTCTGCTGTTTTGAAGTTCTTATCTGTAGCACGCTGCATATTTTTGTCTGCAACTGTAAAACCTACTGTTATCTCTTGCTCAGTTACAATGCCAACGATCATAAATGGTTTATCTTGTCTGTTTGAATACTCTACGAATTTATACATCACGCAGCTCCTATCATTTTCTTAACTCTCTTACTCTCTATCGAGTTCGTAGCTAAGTATTTAATCTCTATTGCTCTTTGTATCTCTGCTGCGATCTTTGCAACAACTACGGCACTGTTTTCATAGTTTTTTATGTCAATGAGCCAATCGCCACCGCCTAGTGCATTGAGTACATAAAGCTCTTTTTTCGTGTATGCTTTATCTCCATGCTTTGTCTTTAGCTCTGCATAGTTGCAGTTTCTAAAAAACTCTCTGTCGCTTGGTATTGTGTCTCTGTTTGCAGTACAAAACTCAAGCATTGCGCCACACTCTGCATAGAACTTGTCATACATCGCTTTGGCTTCTTTATCAACATCTGCAAAGAGTACATCTCTAGTCGTATCATGCTCAAGTATCTCAGCAGGAGTAGGTAGCCCTTTAAACTTTCTAGTCTTTGCAACTCTCTCTATGCTTTTCTCAAAACTCTCATCACTCATCTCTTTAAGCACCGCATAGTAAACATCTAGCTTTGCATCGTTAAGATCTTTTTCTCCTAGTGCTATGCTTAAAAAAGTCATTCCTTTTGCAAATACAATCTCACTTAGCATATTGCACCTCCTTGTTGAGTATGTGGACCATTGAGTTTATTCATAGCCCACTGCCCTGCTGCCTGCATTGTTCCACTTGTAGTGCTTGTTTGAGTTGGCATAGTGTTGTAATCTTCCATAAACGGAGTAATGCGTTTAGCAAACTCTTTTTTATCGTGCTGATGTGCTATGTAGTCATGCAGCAGTTTTTCTTTGTCTGCTATTTGCTTGAAGAAGTTATATCCGTCTCTAGTCTTTGTAACTTTTGATTTGATAGGAGCTTGAGATTTTAAAAGCTTGATGAAGTCTTCGTAGCCTTTTTGTGTATTTTTTATAGAAGTCTCAGTTGTAATCTCTGTTGTAGTCTTAGTCAAAGATTTTACTATAATAGTTTCGTCTTTTTGGGGAGTACAGTTTCCACCTTTTGGGGAAACAGTGCTACACTTTTCGTGGTTACTTGTTTCACCATCATTTTCACACTCTTTTTCAAGATTATTTAAACATTCTGCAAATTTATTCCAGTCAATTTCATAGTATGTTTTTGCAGGAATACCCTCTCTTGTTATTGTTATAAAATCAAGCTTTTTTATAAGTTTTTTTGCATTCTCAATCTCTTTTCTAGTAAGTAGAGTTTCTTCCATTATCTCTGCATCTGTCTTGAAAAATTTGTCTTTTTTACTAAACCAGTACATAACCTGAGACAAATAGATAGCTGCTGTTGTTGATCCTGTTATCTTTCTGTATGCAGGATAGTATGCAATAGGTCTTTCATTAAGTGCCTGTAGTATATTTTTCATTATGCAGCACCTAGAACTTGCTTAGCTTTCTTTAGCTGATTGTTTGCTATGTATCTAAGCTTTACTTTGGCATCACCTCTTTTAGCCCATTCACTTGTTATAAGTCCTGCATTTTCTAGTTCACAAAAGTATTGATTAGGATTTGATATGTAGTTAAAATCTGTAGCCGTAAGTTTTGATTTTGTTTCGTATAGTTTTTTGAGGATCGCTTTTGCGTGCTTTCTCATTTTTATTGCCTTTTGGTGTTAGCAACTTCAAAAAGAGTAAGGTTAAGCGGTCTAACACCACATAAACACCGCTTACCCTTTTTGAAATTAGTTTAGTTGAAACACTAAGGCAAAAAACGATATAATTTTTTGTTGTCTTTTGCCTCGTGTAATTGACTTCTTTTGTATTGATTTCAGATTACTGATTTCATCGCTCTTGCAGCCTGCCAGTTGCAAGGGCATCAATAACCTTGATAAAGTGCCTCAAAAGACACTCTACAAAGCTACTTCGTTACTAAATCAAACGCTACAGCAATAGGATTTTCAACAATTAAAGTTGCTTGATCCTTCACATCTCTAAAAACAGACTTACAAAGAATATTTACTACTTTGCTGTGAGAGTAACCTTTTGATTTTGCTATCTCGTCGATAAACCTAAAAGTCTCATCATCAAAACTTGTAGTAATGCGATTTAACTTCTTATCTTCATCACTCTCTTCATTCTCTCCAAATAGCACACCTGTTCTCATTGCTTCGCACCTTTCATCACTTGTTCACTTTTTTTTGATTTAGTATTATTTTCTTGTAGGTAAGATTTACCAAGATATTTGATTTGAACATTTGCATCTTCAAAGATTGTTATAGGAACTTTCATTTTTTTTGAAATATCCCTAGCTGTTTCAAGTTTAATAGGTCTTGACTTATTAAGCCATCTAATAATATTTGCAGATGAATAGTTTGTCTTTTTTTCAATATCAATTATTTTCATAAAGAAATATTACCTAAATGGTAATTAACAAAAGCTTAAATTGTTACCATAATGGATATTTCCTATATGGTAAAATATTTCATTACATAAGGGAGATATTGTGCTGTATCAAAAATTAAATAAATTATTAGAAGACTATGGCAGAGGTGGTCAAAGAAGATTGGCTGAGTTTTTAAATGAAACTCCTACTAATGTAAATAGATATGCAAAAGGCAAAAGAGAAATACCTACATCATTAATACCTAAAATTGCTGAATTTTTTAATGTATCAACTGACTATCTACATGATATTGATACAATAAAAGTTAAACAAATACCTCTTATAGGAATTGCATCATGTGGAGTTCCTAGCCAGTCATACGATGATATTATTGAGTATATACCTGTACCTGATAAATTTGCTCGTGATGGTGTCTATGCTGTTACTGCTGAGGGTGATAGTATGCTTCCACGCATTGCTCATGGGGATATTGTGATGTGTGATAAAGATGCTCCATGTGAAAATGGAAACATAGTACACTACACTACAAATGATGGAGATAGCGGACTTAAAAAGTTTATGCTAAAAGATGGAATAGTAACACTATACCCTCTAAATACTGACGGATTTACGCCTATAATGGTTAAGGAAGATGAGCTTAGATGTGCTAAAGCCATTAAGATAATTTCGGATTTATAAAAGGATTTTACAATGATAAAAATTTCATTTTTTATACTAATATTTACTACAGTATTTGCTATGGATGCAAATGAGTATGGTCAATTTAGAAATATGATAGACGATATTGATGAAATAAAACAAAATATTAAATTTGACAATAATTATATACAAAATAATAAATGCAATAAAAGAAAATCATATCTAAAAAAAGGACAAGAAAATACAACAGAAATTGATAATTTTCTGCAGTATCAAGTAGATAAAAGAAATGCAGAGATTGAGTACCAAAATTGCATAAGAAATAACAAAAATAAAAGACATTATAATAATGAAGAAATTTCACGTCAGTCATATACAAATGATGATAATGAAATAAATACTTTTGAAAAGACAGACTTTTCTAAAGGAAATAAAAATTCACCTCAAATTATTGTAGATGACTTACATCTTTATAATGTTACAAAAATAACAAAATTTAGACATACAAAAGATAAGGTGATGATAAAGTGTGCTAATGGTACATTTATGCTTCCTAAACAAATTCTAAAAAATGCAAAAATAATCAATTTTACTGAAAATCTTAATGATATGTTGAAGCAACAAGGTATAAATACTAAACATTAATACACTTATGCTACAATTACAAAAAGAAAAAGGAGATATTGGATGAATGCACTACATTTAAACCAACAACAGATATTTCCTACTTTCGATATTGAAACAGCTTTAAATAGCGTTATTGATACTATTGCATCGTATAAAGAAGATTATCTACTCAAAAAAAAGATAAAAAATCTTCAAAATACAGTAATGCAATTAACAGCATCAGCACATGAAGCAAATGCAAAGGCTCAAACTATAAGAGACTTTATAGAACTTTATGAGATACACAATATTGATGAAGATTTAGAACTTTTAAATGTTGTTGATGATGAAGTGTCTCAACTCAAAGATGAAGTAGAAAATATTATAGATACTGTAGATATTAAATCTATAGATAACATATTTAAAACAACACTGCTAGATGCCTATGAGGAGCTATACTCTACATTAGTAAACATAGAATTTAGCATATCACAAAAAACTGCACAGGCTTACCTTGATAGTAAAAGCGACTCCAAACTTCTTCAAGAAGCGTGATAGGCTAGTAGCTAAAAAGCTTATCACTCTTGAGCAATATCAAAAAACAATAGATATTTTCAAAGAAGATCCAAAAAATAAAGATATAAGACCACATAAAATATCCTGTAAAAAAGCATACACTATCATATCTATCACAGTACTTCCACAAACACAAGTAAGAATACTCATAAGTGTAAAAGAGTGTGAAGATGAGACTATATACATAGCCTCCTGGATAGGAAAACATAGAGAGTATGAGAGAATTATAAAAGACAAAAGAAACTGTAAGTCACTTTTTGTCGGTTGTGATGATTTAGAATTATTGAGCAATTAACTTAAAATTATCTATACTTCCAAGTTGTCAATGATTGATATGTTTCATTGTAGTCAAACCACATATTAATACTTTTACCATCGCCAAGATCAGCTTTTAAGTCTATCTTGTTACAATCATCACTAACAGTGCCATTGAAAACTACATCATAATAAATTGGCTTATTATTCTCCCTATCATATCCGAAAATTGATTTTCCAAAATATAATGTAATTCTATCTCCATTCTTTTCAATTTTAACATCACGATTTTCTAAGAAGACTGCTGAATAAATAATATTTCCACCATCTTTTTCTCTTAATGTTATATACATCTTAACATCTCCTGTGCCCTTTTCCCAACTCATAGACCAGTACCCTGTATATCCTCTCTTTAAATCACATGATAGCAAACTACTATACAAAACAAATAACACTAATAAAACTTTCATAAAAATCCTTTTTTCATAATTATACCTAAACTCACAATAATACATATTTCGTTAATTACAAAAAGAATTATATCATAAATTACCATTTAGGTAACAAATTAAGCTTACTTTTATTTCCATATCGGTAACATTGTATCAACAAAACAAAAAAACAGCTTTTTAGCTTAACTTTGTTTTGAGTTCCTAAAAGTGAAGGCGATAGCAATACGCATAGATATTGAGGCTTGATGATAATTGTTTCAAGCAAAGCTTTTAGGAATTGACTTATAGATGTGCCACGCAGGATTGGCACTTGTTAAAGTAGATACCCACTAACCTATCAAGCGAGGTTATGGATGAATGAAGCATAGTTGATAGTAGTAGAGAGCAAGAGGTGGTAGGCTCTTACTCTCATAAGTTAGCTAGTGTGCATACTCAATGTATGCAAGGATTATGTAGATAAACGCTATTAGTGTGTAGCCTATTACGTGTTCCATAATGCACCTCCTTTGTAGAAATATGTGTGTGTTACC